GATATATTAGCCATAAGATAGTTATACTATCTTACCTTTAAAAATCTATACCTTAATTCACCATTACCACCAGCAGCGCCATTTGTACCTCCGCCTCCTCCGTGTGATCCTCCTCCGCCACCAGATCCTCTTGTCCCTGCTGTTCCACTAGCTCCTGGCGCTCCTCCTGCTCCTCCTGCTATATTTCCAGCATAAGAGTCTCCACCATCAAATCCAGCGATACTACAGTTATCTCCACCACAATTTCCTGATCCTGATAAATCTCCCGCAGCGCCATTACCTGATTGGTTAAAGGATCCAACAGGACCTGAAGTTAATGATGTTACTGCTTTATTCGTTCCATCACTATCTTTAAAATTACCTGATGTAACTGCTGTGCCTGAAATGGTTGCCGTTCCTGCAGTTCCTGCAGTGTTTGTTCTTAAGGGTCCTTGAACACCACCGCCTGTTCCCGATGATCCACCACCTGCACCTAATGTAAAAATACTTCCTGTTGTTGAACCTGATAAAGTGGTATTCGTTCCAGCTGATGCAATACGGGGTTGTTTAAAGTTTGCCGTTTGATTTCCTGGAGCTCCACCTGATCCAATAGCATAAGAAATGGTTTCACCTTCACTAACAGTAAATACTTTGTCTGAAACATAAGCTCCTGACCCACCGCCAGCACCTGCTGATTCTCCGCCTGCTTTATCATAATCTGCTCCACCTGCAGCTCCTCCTCCTCCGCCAACAGCATATTGAACATGAATAGCATTAGCATTATCAGGAACCGTAAAAGATCCTGATCCTGAAGTTAAAGTTACAAATGCAGTGGCTTCAAAAGCGGAAAAGACTTCTTGCCATACTCCACCAACTTTAGCATACACTTCATCAACTTCTCTCCAAGTTCCTGATGCTTTTGCATAAACTTCGTTGGCCTCTCTAAATGTTCCTGAAACTTTACCATAGGTATTAGCCATTTAAACTCCTATGAATATTTAAACCAGATGTCCCCATCACTACCTCCAGAAGGATTTGATGTGCTTATAGTAAATTTTCTTTCTAGTTTTGCAGCCGTTACTGCATCATCTGCTAATTGATTAGTATCAACTGCCTCATCTGCAATTTTTGCAGTTGTCACTTGAGCTGCTGAAATATTTGCTGTAAGAATCGCATTGTCTGCTATTTTAGCATTTGTAATAGCATCATTATCTATTTGTGCTGTTCCAATACTTCCACCTAAAGTGTCTAAAGATACCTCAGTTAAATTGGTTCCATCAGTATAAGCTGCGTAGATCTTTGCAGCGTCAATTGTAAAACCTGTACCTGATGCTGTTTTAATTGTTAAATTGGTTGGGTTAGTAATTGCTGTGCAATCAAAAATATAAAACTTTTCAATACTATCAGGAATCGTTACTGTCGTTGCACCTGTTAAAGAAATAGTTGCAAATTTAATTACCATGTTTCTTGCATTCGAAATCGATGCATTTGTCATCACTAAAGCTGTGGTTGAACTGTCTGTTAATGTGATTGCTTCATAACCTGCAATCGCTTGTTGAATTAAGTTTAAATTGGTATTCGTTTTTGTACCCCAGGTTCCAGCGTTTTCCCCTGTGGCCATAAGTTCTAGTTTTAAATCTGTCGAAAATGTTGATGGCATAATTATGTATTATATCCTCTCTATGCGGCTATATCAACTTCGGTCCAAATATTGGTCACATCTGTATCGACTTCAGTCCAAATATTGTTTACGCCTGGGTCTACATTTGACCATGCGGTAATTAACGGATTTCCTGTGTTTGTGTTTAATTGTTGGCCTGTTAAATCAACAGGGGTATTTAAATCAATTTCAACACTGTTAACTTCTACGGTTCCTATATCTTGACCTGTGACCTCAACCGTTATACTAGTAAAGGCTGTTTCATCGCCTAAAGTAATGGAAGCATTTAAACCTGTAACAGGAACATTTGCCGTACCTGTTAAAGTTAAATCCCCTAAATCTGTTTCTAGTTCCTGTTCAGGGCCAGCAATTATACTCTGATTACCATCGGCAGAAATTGAAAAAGTTCCTATTGTCCAATCTAATTGTTCTCCTGTAACATTAACATTTGCATTTGCTGTAATTGTTTCATCACCAAGATTAATTGTTAAATCTTCTCCTGTTAAATTTATTTGAGTATTTAAATCAATTGTTACATCATCTACTGTAGAAGTTAATGGAATACCTGTAAGGATAACATTTGCATTAGCTTGTATTGTTTCTATACCAAGGCTAGTGGTTAAATCAATACCTGTAACACTAACATTTACGTTAGTTCCTCCAAGTGAGGATATCGGTGATTGTGAAATCGCTGTAATTCCTAATGCCATAATATTTAATTATAACCCAGAAATACTTAAAAAGGTACCTAGCTTACCTCGCCGTTGTTGGTATGTCGTTTGTTCCTACTAGTGGGTTTTCTGCAAATGCCATGTAGATGTATGTAACACCTGATGCGTTTGTAGTATTAGTTGAAGAATACCTATTTTTAAATCCATTTGAAAGTATATCTATTGGAAAACTAGCACCATTATTTTCTGCATTACTTAGATTTGCGTATAATTGGTCATTATCACTATTGTACCCAGCTCTCTTATTATCAATTATTCCCCAGTTTCCACTACTAGCAGATGAGGATTTCCACATTATAAAAGATGGTTTAAACCCAGTATAGATAAATGGTCCATCTGTGCTTCCATTACCTGTGTAAGAACCAAACTTGCTGAAACCTTTTTTCTCTGCGAAGCAGTAGGCTATACAATCTTTGCTTGCTTCAACACTATTACCACTTGTTATTCCAATCGTAGATGATGAAGGTAAAGAAGAACCCCATACATTACTACCGCTTGTTACTATAGAATCCGAAGTATTTAAACGCAAAAATTGATTTATTCCTGTTACGGCAGAGTGATAAACACCCCAATTAAATGAGTCTCCGTTTCTTGCTTTAGCAAAAATTACCTCTGGTGCAACACCTAATCCATGACCAACTGTATCGTCTCCTGACGCATTAGAAGTAAACGACACAATACTAAATCCTGAATCAGTATTAGCTGAAACTTGTGATGTGATACTTCCATCTGTGTTTGAAGCAGTTCCGTTTGCACCTAACCATGACCAACCAACCATAGTTTCGCCACTTATATTAACATTAATTCCACCAGATGTACTATCAGCACCTAAAGTAAAACCATCACTATCAAAACTTGTTAAACTATCTGCTCTAGTTAGTTCTACTTCGGTACCATCAGACCTAATTGATTTAGTAGCACCTCTTACAGCATCAAATAGTCTATTCCTACCAACATTATCTCTCCTTTTTAACCAAACCCAATCAGGTTGAAAACCAACTCCTGTTATAGAATTAGATGCACCTGTTCCTGTATAAAGAACAGTATTAAAATAATCTGTGGGTTTATTAATCTGTGCCATTAGCTGTACTCCTCTGCATTAATTGATTTGGTGCATAATGCTCTATAACCTGTTGGAACATCATATTCAAATATTCCAATTCCATCATCAGGATTTTGTGCTGATGATACAGCAGTTGTTCCGAAATATCCGTTACCGAAGTTTATGCTGGTGATAGATAATATAATTATTATCTAAATCCAAAGCATACATAACAATATCATTTAAACTTATTGCAGTTAAACCAGTAACTACTTGTGATCCATTTTTATAAATAACCCCTGTAAAATTATACCCCACATCATTTGCTTGGTTTCCTATAAAAGTAGAATAGTCTCCTAGTACACCATCAGTTATTCCAGAATTGAAACCTGTCACATTTGCAGTGCATTTACTTTCCCAATACCATTTACCTTGTGACATACCTAAAGTACTTAAAAATCTTCTATGAGTATTTACACCGACAGTTTGTTGAACACTTAAATTTCCATTAGAAAAAGACGCTTCAGACCCTCTTGTCCATTCTAATACATTCAATGTAGCAAAAACATTACTAGGCGTATCAATCGTCTGTGTCATTGTACCATTAACTGTAAAGTTATTTCCATTACCAGAACTGTCTGTTCCAAAAGCACCACTATTCTCAAACTTTAAAAAGAAACCATTTGTACCATAAGTAACACTAGGTGCAGTTTTAGGTGTCCATATTCCAGTTGTGCTATCTGTTTGTCCAAAAGTATCTGCGTCATAAGCTGTGCCATCAATGAAGTGAACATGGGTCATTGAGCCATCAAAATATTGTGAATTATCTTGCCTTCTTCCAATAGTATGTAATTGATTGCTGTTAATCCAAAAATCTTCATTCTGACTACCATATAACTCCGTTGAAAAAGAAGTTTCTTGAACTCCATTAACATATAGTTTTACTCTATCACTTTCTGTTGCTTGTGTCGTATCTACAGATATAACTATGTGATACCAAGCATTACAATCTCTAAATAATCTGTTTGTTATTAAATTAATAGTAGGAGTTCCACTAGGTGCATTATATATTTGCATAACATAATCAAAAGCACCACCATAACTTATTGTAGATTGATTAGTGTTTGTGCTTCCATCATAAGATGTAAGTAATCTTTTTGATCCTGTTGAAACATTGCCAATTTTAAACCAAGCACTATATGTCCATGTTTTTCTATTTCCAGCACTTGCGGGTGTTCTTGTTAAATATGTACTAGCCATTAGTTAAACTGACCTCCATTGTTAATTCCTGCTTCTACAGTAATAGAGAACGCTCTATCTGTAGTCTGACTTTCTGCGTCTGTCAATCGTAGTGTAAAATTGTACGTTGTTTCTGCATTTGGTCCTGGTGCTGTTCCTGTGATTGCACCTGTAGAACTGTTTAAAGATAAGTTCATTGTACTTGCTGGTGTATCAGTATTAGATGTTAATACTGAAGTTACTTCACTGTAAGCCACTGTACTATCAGATGTTCCTGATACAGATAATGATACACTACTTCCTGCCGCTATGCTACCTAAACTACCTGCTGGTGTTGTCCAAGTTGGTGCATCTGAAACGGTGAGTAAAGCAGTAGATGATCTTACCGCTAAACCATCTGGATTTTCTATTCTAATAAAATAAGTTCCGTCATCTGGTAAAGTGACATTGATGGTCAGTTGTGTTGCTGAATCTCTTGTTACAGAATTAGGAAAAGTAATTGCACCCGTAGTATTTATAATCTCAACATTAGGTGTAATGACAAAGTTTGTTCCAGTAATAACGATTGATGTTGCAGCATTGGTAATCGTATCAGGTGAAATAGAAGTAATCGTTGGGTTCTGTAAAGCTGTTACAGCTTGACCACTTACGGTTAATGTTGTTGCAGCAACTGTATTAGCAGAAATGTTTCCCGCAGTGCTAATCGTGTCGCCACTGTCACCAATCGTGAATGTGGTTCCAGTTCTTGGACTAATCTTATTTACTTTTACTTCACTCATTATTCGTTCTCCTGTGGTGGATTATCAATAACAGTTTTTCCTGCTGCTATCCACTCTTGTATTGCTTGGTAATCTGTGTTTGCTGGGTCTAGGGGTACAGATTTTACTCTGTTAGAATTTACATAAGTTATTTGGTAACTTACAAACTCTCCATCTGCATAATTTTTAGTAATTGTTTCAATCATAATTATAACTCCGAATCAAATGCTAAAAAAGCATTTGCTACATTTGTAAATAAATGACCTGATTGTCCAGCAGTTCCACTTGCATCTGAGCCATTACGAATACAAGCTGAACTAAAACCTACATTTCCAGCAATTTCAAAATCGTCAAAATTATCAAATCCACCATTTCTTCTCATTTGATAGCCATCAGTTACAGTTTCAACATCTATTGATGGTCTAGTTCTCATTTCTGTTGGAAAAAATACTACTGCTCTCATATCTGAAGAACTATAATAAGTACCAATTCCAATTGTTTCAGAACCAGACCTGTTATGACTAGCGTGTAAATAATAATATCTTTGACATCTTGCTAAATTCACATCATAAGGCAAGAACTCAAAATCAGATGCGGTGGTTCCAGCTTCTAATTGTACGCCTGTGATGTACCATTCGTTAGCTGTGTCGTCTGCAAGATTGACTTGACCTACGGCTCTGTTGGCATTTACTGTGCTTTGCCAAGATGTTTGTAAAGTACCAGAAGAAAAATTAGTTCCAGCAGCTAACCAAAAAAGTATTCTGAAACTTTCTCCATTATCATTATCTAAAGTTCCTATTGTATCTCCATCAAAAGTTAGAGTTTTCTTTTCCCAAGTATTAGCTGAATTAATTGTATAAGATTGAGATATACTTCTTGCATTATCATTGTCGTCTAATTCAAGAATATAAGTTCCAGTTTTATTTGATTTAACCCAGAATGATGCGGTTAAAGATTCTGCATTTGCAGTTCCTTTTTTTAAATACTGTAAGTTTTGACCTTCAACTTTGTGAAGAAATTGAAAAAAATCATTTGATGATGGTGAAACGACAGCAGTAGTGCAATCTATTTTCATAGATTTTGCAAAACCTTGTCCAGTCGGTACATCAGTATCTTGTGATATTGTCCAAGTACCTAGTCCTATACCTGTTCTCCATCTATCACAAGTATAATAACCTGAACCTGTTACACCACTTTCAGAAGTTCCTCTTTGAGCAATACTCATATCACCATTGATGATGATGTTTCTGAACATTCCTGAAGCAATAGAAGCAGAACCTCCTAAAGAAACAGAATTACCATTTAGTGTAATTGATGAATTAGTTAATTTTGCATTACTAACTGAAGCATCTACAAGTTGAGAAGCATTAATGGTTTTATTCGTTAATGTTTGTGTTCCATCTGTGGTAACAACATTTGCTGGTAACGTTGTTGTTGCATTAGATGCATCAAACGTTGCACCACTAGGCACAGTAATCGTGTCACCTGATGCTCCAATAGTAATGGTATCACCATTTTCATTGATGATATTATTACCATCTTGATCCTGAATATTGTTTACTTTAATTATGCTACTCATTTAATTATTTATGGTTTAGTTGGGAATACTACAGCATCAACTTGTGCAACAGTAGTTAGTCCATTAGTTATATCTCTTAACGCTTGTCTGTACGTAGACATTTCCGCAGATAAAGTCTGGTCAGATAACGCAAGGTAATCTGTAGCAGCAAGTAGTCTATCTCTTTTAGACCTTAAATCTGCCATAGCTCTATCAAATGCACCAGCGTTCCATGCTGCTTCTTCAGCTTGTCTTGCTGCGATTTCTTCTGCTGTGAGTTCTACTTGGACTCCGTTTACTAATTTATGTGGCATTTTTTTTCCTCCTATATTACTTATAATTTAATTAATCCCAAACATCAAGATTTTACCATCATCTATGTTTCCGCTAGACATTTGGAATTTTATATTTGTCAGTGCAGACGTAGTGTTGGCATATCCTGCAACAAAATCATTTCTAATAAAATCACCAGACGTAGAACAAGCAGCGTTACTCACAAAGTGTTTAACGTATGTAGTGGAAGATGGATTAAATAAGTTTAAATATCCAGATATATTTTGATCGTTATCCGCACCTAAAAAAGCAGTAAGAACTTGATCTGATGTTGATTGTGCTAAATCTCTAGCTGATTCATATTGTAATGTTGTTTGTGTATCTGCCTCATCATGGAAAGCAATAAAATTAGTAGTGGTTTTTGTAACATTGTAATTAGATCCATTATCTGTACTTAAATTGAATTGAAAGTTTTTACTATCACTTGCTGGGTGTATATTCACAAAGAAAAACTTATACTCTTTGTAATCCCCCAATGTGAACTCTATACTAGCAGATGAAGAAGCTGTGGCACTAGATACTAATACCATACCACCTGACTCTATAGAACCACTAGGTACAGCTGTAACATTATCAAAGCTGTCATTGTTAAATGCACTTGAAGTAAATACTCCAGAGGTTGTAATGTTATTTGCAAATGCTCTTGTTATTGTACCCATTATGATTTTTTCACTCCATACATTTTGATTATGCCGTCATCAATGTTTCCTGTATGCATTTTAAAGCGTATAGCATTAATTGCAGATGTAGTATTAGCATAACCTGCTGAACGACCATTAACTGATATATCTTGATGGTGCATACCATTATGTTCACTAATATAGTGCTTAACGAATGTTGTACTTGATGGATTAAAAATTTGTAATGTTCCAGCAAAACAACCATCATTATCATTAGCTAATCCAGCATTACCAAAAAGAATTTGCTCACCTGTACTTTGTGCTAAATCATTAGCAGGTACATAAATTAAACCTGATTCGTCAGCTTCTGAATGATAAGACCAAAAAAATGTAGATGTTTTAATTACATTATAGTTACTTCCACCATCAGAACTTAAGTTAAATGAAAAATCAGCATCATTTGTTGCTGGGTGAATATCTATAAACTTAAACACATAGCTATCGTATGTACTATCTATTCCTGATGTAAATTCTATTGATGCACTGCTACTAGCTGTTTGAGTAGAAAGTAAAACTAATGCTCCACCACCAGGTACACTTGCAAAGTCAGTTACATTGGTTACTGAAGTGTTGTTTACCGCAGCAGGTTTAAAGACACCATTTGTGGTTAAATTATTTCCTAATGATAATGCAATGCTCATGATGATTGAATCCCATATAATCTAATTGTGCCATTCATATTTGAGCCAGATTCATATCTAAAACTCATGGCATTTATAGCTGATGTAGTATTAAAATACCCAGCAACAAATGTATCTACCATTAGACCTGTACTATCAGGATTTACTCCACTTGTTCTTGACATAAAATGTTTAACATAAGTTGTGGAACTAGGTGCAAATAAATATAAATGACCACCTAAATTATCATCTGACGCATTACTCATATCATTTGCTAAATTTTGATAACTTGTTCCTTGTGCTTGATCTACTGTTGAACCATAACCAAATGCAGTAGAACTGTCATCTTCATAATGATATGCTCTAAAATATGATGTTGTCATTGTAGTATTATAATTTGAGCCACCATCTGTTGAACCTTGAAATTCAAAATTTCTAATATTTGTTGTAGGTTGGCAATTAATAAACTCAAACTTATAAATATCATAGGTGCTATCCAATCCTGTTGTAAACTCTATTGAAGCTGAAGCACTAGCAGTTTGTGATGAGATTAAATTTAATCCACCACTAGTTGCCACTTGCTCTAACTCTGAAATACTAGCTACAGAAGTATTATTAATTCCAGCAGGTAAAATGACTCCACCTGTCGTAATGTTATTGGCAGCATTTCTAGTAATTACTCCCATTAGTTTAACCTCAAGTATCTAATGGATATTTCAGCATCTGTTGCGGGTGCTGTGATAAAAGTTAAAGTCGTACCTGATATTGTGTAATCTGTTGCAGGAACTAAAGTTACACCATTAACGGTTACAATCACATCTTCAACGGTTCTACCTGAATCTATTGTAAAGTCTGTAGTTGAGTTATCTCCAGTTGCTGTATCGTTTGTGTAAATTCCACTGTTATTTAAAGGTAAGTATCTAACCACAATCTCTGCTGAAGTTGCAGGTGCTGTTACAAAACTTAATGTTGTGCCTGAAATTGTATAGTCATCTGTAGGAGTAAGTAAAAATCCATTAACATAAACTAAAACATCATCAACAGCTCTACCGCTATCAATGGTAAAATCAGTTGTAGAATTATCTCCAGTAAACGTACCTTTAGTGTAAGATAAAGAAATAGAAACATCACCAAAAGCTAATGTTCCTGAACCGTTTGTAATTAAAGCCTGACCGTTGCTTCCATCTGTTGTTGGGTAAACTAAACCTGTAACAGTAACTGTGTCACCTGATTCGCCAACCGTTAAGCTTGTTCCCGATTGTGGGGCGACTGTATCAACTTCAATTTTACTCATTATATAATTACCAATGTTCCTGTTACCGTTTGAGTTCCTGTTATACTAACAGGTCCTGCTAATACGCCTGAATCCAGAGTTTGATCTTCATTTAATGTTGATGCATGAGTTACAACATAGCCTGTTGCTTCCATGACTGGTGACATTGCTTTCTTTGCAGGGATCGTACAAAATACTTCTTTGTCCCCTGCAGCAAAATCAATTTTAGCTGTAGTACCTAAGTTATTACTTATGACCGTGTCTCTTGATAGAGTATCTGTTGCAGCATCGGTAACAGTACCAACGCCAACTTCGAATTCATCTGTTCCAGTATTTGTGATACAGTAATACGTAGTATTACCGTCACCTACACCCGATACAAATGAAACAAAGTCTTGAGAAGCACCAGCCAAGTCGAACGTTCCCGTTCCAGTAGTGGTGCTTGTCTCTTTAACTCTATCGTTAATGACAAGTGCCATCTGTCCTCCTTAACTAATTCTTAAGATCGCTGCTGCGGTTGTAAATGCAGGGAACTGAATCGTAAAGGTTCCGTCTGTTGCAGTTTTATCTCCACCAAAATCTAACACTGCTACTGCAGGGTCTCCTGCTACGGTGTCATTGTAAATTAAAGCACCTCTTGCCGTTAAGGTTACCCCTGTGAATGATAAATTTGCAAATGTTACAATTGCTACACCTGATGCAACTGAAGTTTGTTGTCCAGTAAGTGTTCCCCCACCCTGAACATATTTTCCAGTGTTTGGTACTTGATTTCCTGTACTATCTCCAGGATAGGCTGTTGTTGCTGCAGATAAGTTTGCAGCAGATGTGTAAAGTGCTAATTTAAATGTGTCTCCACCTGTGTCTAAATCGTGAACTCCATCTAAAAGTTCTTTTTTAAATGAGTTTATTGCCATAAATTTCTCCTTTTAAATTTTTATGGAGAAGGACTTGGAACTTGTATTCTCGGAACCCCTTCACCATATTCGTCTCTTCTTCTTCTACCCATTTGTTGTAGGGCAAAAGCTTCTATCTCACCATTATACTTACTTTGATAGAGGTTGTACATATCCATGGGGCCTTTGAGATAAGCAAATGCTTCAACTAATACTCCGTGTAGGAGCATCGCTTCTTGGTAAGTTGATATAAACGTTGAATTACTACTATCAAAATGAGGTGGATTGATGATGTAGTTTAATTGAACAGCATAAGCTTGATCTGGAGTTGGAGCAACCACAATTGTAGTCTCATCCCAGTTCGCATAATATTTAGGTAAACCATTGGATACATTTTTAGAATATTCACTAATAAAACTTGTATCTTTCTTCTCTAAAAAAGATCGATTTCCTGATAAACTTGTCGTATCAAAAACTTGAAAAGATCTAGCCACTAAGAAGTTAGCGGGCATAATTAAAAACCTTTTTGTAGCTGAAAATGAAGATGTTGCATATCTTCTAACATCGTCATAATCCACTTTACCTGCAATATCGAGTTCTGTATTTCTTATAAATTGATCAAGTAAAGTATCAGAAAGTACATTTGAATCTACTTCTGTATAATTTCTAACTTGTGTTAAAAAATTTGAATATGTGATTGCCATTAATTTTGTACAGTGACGGGTCCTGCCGATGCACTGCCTCCTCCAAATCTTCCACTACTTGTTGCGGTATTAGAAGATGTAAATTTATAATTATCACTATCTACAAGAGTAATAGTAAAACCTGTAGAGGTATTGATATCATTTATATTAAATGTAGGCTCAGCCTCTCTAAATCTTACCGTACTTAAATTAGATCGTCCATGGTCTGGCTCAAACACAGTTACAATAGCGCTTGTATTAGTTGCTGTAAATGCATTTAAAGGAAGTAAAGTAGGAACAGCTGTTTCTGTTCTAGCGTTTCTAGCATTCCTTAACGCTTCAGGATCTGCTTTCACATGTGGTGGATCAAGTTGTGGGTGTTTGGCTTCAAATTCTGAAATATGAACAAACGAACCATTCCATTCTTTCACCATTTCAACATAAGGAAACTCTTGTCCCGATCTGTCTGAAATCGCTTTTGCGTATTTTCCTCTAGAATAAGCCATTAGGATCCTTGTGGGTAATAAACGTTTGGACTAATATAAACAGAAGCTCTTTGACCATCTTCATCGAGAGCTCGTTTTAATTCATCTTCATATAATAATTTCATCGCTTGTAATCGATCAGGAGCTTTCTTTTGAGATAAATAAAAAGCTAATCCTGAAACCATACAAGGAAAAAATCTAAAAGGCATATCACTTGTATTGTCGTAGTTACCTGCATCTTCAATTCTCGCTAAATAATAATAAAAAATATTAGTGACCGTATTTGTATCTGGAGCCAAGTATAAATTAATTTTAGGATTAATTTGTCGGTCTACATAATATTGTGAAGGTGTACCTGTTTGAGTTTTATTGGGTATAGCAATATATTCAGATCTTGAAACTTTAGTTAAAGATTGTTGAGTTCCTCCTGATACCGTTACGACTGCTTCTAAAACATCATTACAATCATTAGGGGTATCATATTGAACCTGACCATTAACCAATGTTTCTGTTTGTGATTTTACTTTCCAAAGATTAATGCCTCGATTACCCCATTCGGAAAAGAGTAAATTTAAACTTCTTCTTGCTGATCTTAAATCGTTACCCGAATTAGGCTTCACGCCACAACGTTCATAGGCTTCCTCAATAACCTCATCAATAGATAAATTAAAAGATGTTGTTCCTGAAGAAGCCATAAAATATTACGCCTTTCCAGACATTTTATAATTCTTGTGCCCACCACCGATCATTGCACCAGCTTTAGCTTTTTTCATTTTTTTAAAGTCTGCACCTGTTATTTTATCTTTAGGTTCAGCCATTCCTGCAATTTTCTTTTGTTTAGGCGATAATTTTTTACCCATGGTTTTCTCCTATAATTAATTATAGGTCTATCAT